CTGATTAATCTCAGGTAGACCCAGATTCAGCAACTCCATCAACTGATCCTTCTTCTGGAGCCAGGAAAGAGGCAATCTTTCAGAAGATTCAGATACAACGTGACCAATCTTACCAGTTAGATTAGCCTTACGAATAAAGATATTGACAAATCCATCACTCGCCTTGTCAACATACTGCTCATCTTCATCAAGATTACTAACACGCGAGGTAACAGCCTTCTCCATCATTCTCGTCCAGAAATCAACAATCACTTTCCAGTGAATTGATAGTCTCTGGAGAGCCTGATTTCGACTCATCGCGTATTCCGCATACGTCCTTGAGCCACCTTCCGATGGACCCCCGTAGATTGATGGGAACGAGCCAACAACAAATTGGCCTGCTTCGTCCGTGCGACCCGCAATTTGAGTAATTTCTTGTGGGACCGTTGCCGTCTTAACAGTATGGAATCCATCTTGTAGACTCTTTCCAAAGGGAGCTTTAGCCGGAAAGATATCTCCCGGTCTTACAGTAGTCTTTCTGAATTTGTCCCAATCAAGAGCTTCTGCATCTGCCAATGTAAAAGGAATACCATGACGCAGAGTTTCGGTAACAAGACGATCTTCCTCATTACGCTTATCTTGGACAGGCTTAAGGCACTTACCAAGAGGATCAGCCCAGATGTAAGAGTATAGAGGATTCTCGGAAAGAGTCCAATGCTGATCGATTGACTCATCGAAGCACTCGACAACCTTTTGGTTGATTACGGTAGCAAAACAGCCATTCGGGAACTTCTTTACAAGCTGCTTTGCAACATCAGAGTCATCTAGAACATGGAAGTAATAGGGGCGAATCCAATACATCTTGACTGTTACAAGATTCCTTGGCTCACTGAAACCGTAAAGCAGCGACATTCGCTGGTCGTATGCAAAATCATCGGGATTAGATACAGCCTTGATTTCTACTCCAGACTCAGTATAGCGGGAGCGCGCGAGTCCAATTGTCAATTCGTAAGAGAGGCGCACGTATCCAGCCTCATCCTGATTATTGACATACATTGGAACTTTAATAAAGGGTGGACCCCAAACTCTGAGCTTTTCTTTTCCCTTGGGATACTGCTTCATCTCACTCCGCAAGGGTCGCTCAATCATTTCCTGAGTAACATTAGGCTGAACTGGCTGCCCACACTCAGGACAATTTTGGGGATCTGGGGACTGTAGCTGTGCAGAACAATTAGGACAGAGAGCTATGACAGACGGAACTTTCTCGTATTCTGTTTCTTCAACTTCGATAAAACCATACTTTTCACTTCGTTCGTGATAGTTATACCCAGCGATAAGACCACCATTAAACAGAATAGACAAAGCCCGAACAAGAACGAGCGGTGCTCTATTCTCCTGAGCAACGATTCTAGACAGTTTCGTATAGGTTTCAGCCGTAGAAATATCGTCAGGACTATCAGCGTCAGCGGGATAAAATACAACATTGGGAACCTCCATCGCCAATGCAGCAATGACAGATTCCCCATGAGCCTTGTAAATATTTACAATTCTCTCAAACTCGTCATAATCAGGTTCGTTCGTCTGGCGAGCAGTTCTATAGGTAGTGCCATCCCAGAAAAGATACTGGTTGCCCTTCCAGAACTGCTCAAGCTCAACACAAACCCTTATGAGTTCATTATAGGCATCTTCATCTTCCTTATCAATTTCATCACAGACCTTGATAAGGGATGTCTTTAAATCGTCTGAGAGCTTGATGGGTTGATCTCTGTCAGACATTAGAATTTCCTAATACCAAGTATGCGTGGCGTCATAATGTTGGTGTTCATTCCCTGTGGAATCTGGTCAGCTCTAAAAAGATTAGATTCACCAGGATACTGAAACATCAGATCTGTATTCCAGCCATAGTAATTTGCAAGATCATCAGCTGACATACTAAGCATACTGTTTGCCTGAGTTCCCCCATGCTTGCCTAGCTCTTGACTAGTCTGATACCATCTACGATTCATCTCATCGATAAGAGCTTTCTTATAATCGCCCTTCAATCCCATTCGATGACGACCCTGATTCCTCGTAATTGATTGAGCAATTATCTCAGCTGGATTCAGATCCTTCAAACGATCTCCATACATCTGTTTCCACTCAGGTGTCATATTAACGCTTCCTCTTGGATTGAAGCGTTCAACAGCCGAGTGTCCTAGTTCATGTATGGCAGTAGATTTAAGTTGTTCCTCAGGCAAAACAACTGCTGACATTTCAGGAAATCTTATCTGTCCACTACCCCAATAAAGCTCAGGGGGAGCATCGCCACCTAGAGTAGCGTTGCGCGCACGTATTTCATTAGCAGAGAGTGGAACAGCCTCACCATTCACCATCTTTCCATGAAGGGGATTCCAACCACCCATCTGCCCCCTAATAAAATCCTTAGTCGAACCCTTAGTCTTATCTAGAAAGAACTTATCTAGTGTAGCTACCAAACGAGGATTATATCTATAAGCATCCTCATAGACATTGACGAATTTAACGTTCGGGTCGGTAGAGCCACGCTTGAAAGCTTTGTTTACAGCTTTCAAAAGATCTAATTCTTTCTCTACTTTCAGCCTTCTTGCACCAAGAACACCTGTAGGGAAAAGATTTGCCGCTCCACCACCCCAATTACCAGGATCACCAAGGCCAAGGGCCGAAGAAAGAGCAGCAACTTTGTCAATTGCTTGCTGAGCACGATGAGTATACGGCCTAAGTTTGTCTGCTGTAGTAGTTTTAGTCAGTCGAGGACCAAGTTTTGCAGCCTGTTCCTCTTTTCTTGTATTTACAGTAGTAGGATCTAACCCTCTATGGGCGGCTTGTGTTCTATTATACTTATCTACCCAAGTTCCATCAACATACTCTGCATCGAAACCTTTAGACTTCGAGGCTATCTTACCAATGTAATCCTCAGGGACTGGTTCCTGCTGCTTTTTCCAAGCAGGTTGCAACTTTTCGAGTAAAAGACTGAACCAATCAGGCATCTTAGTCCTTATTCCTTATCTTACGCTTGATATCGCTCAATCTTCTGTCAAAAGTGAGAGGCTGGTAGGGTTCAGGCATATGAACTGGAGGATTATCACCCAACCCTACCTTGTTAAGAATGACCGACTGGAGATGAAGCCTCTCTGTTTTCTCAGCTTCCAATAGGCTTATTAGATATCGGCAATGGGGACACTTTATGATATACTTTAACTCCTGGTGTGTCTCCCTTTCTAGCCTTCTCCTTAGCAATACGCCACGCCAACTGGTTATAATCCTGAGTCCTATTGAACTCATCCAGGATTCTATTCTTTTCAAGGTATTCATCATAAGCTCTTGATCCCCTGAGCGCGTGTCTCTCGAAAACCTTGCTCAGATAACGAAACACGTCGTATGGATCATCGCCGTCGAACTCTGCAACGTCCTCGGGATCTTTCTCATCAAAGACACAGAGCGGAATAGTCTTGATTAAGAGAGGACAAACCTTGAAAATCTGCACCATCGGTAGATTCATCTCTACCGCTCTGGGTTTGAACGCATCTAAATAGGAATCATAGATATCTTTGCTCCTATTTAGCAGTAACCAGTTCGCGTAATCGATATCAAAATCCGTTTTGGAAGCTATTGTAGGCTTCTGATTCCATCTCAGGAGTTCCTGAATCAGAATTTTTCCACCTTTTCGGTCATTATCAGCAAGGTCGAGTCTAGCTTTATTGATTCCAACCCTACCAGTAAGCGCCTTATATGCTTGCTCGTATATTGTGCTAGGATCTCCTCGATTTTGTCTTGAGGATGGATCAATAACCATGTCAATAATTGATTCTCCGATGGATAAATTGACGATATCCTCTGTCCACTCGGAGAGCTTCTTTTTTGGCTGACCAAGCTTGTCACTTATTGCTCCATTACATGCAAACTCTCGGTAAGCATAGAGTCGTTTATCTGGGCTTATTGCTCCCCAGAGCGCGTAAGTCATCGCGTTCCAGCCCCAATCAATTGCCAATATCCTGGGCCAATAGGCTGGAATAGCGAATGGCTCAATTACATGGAGCGCGTTTTCAGGTTCATCCTCGAATCTTTCTGAACGAAAGTCAAAAGCCTGCCCCTCGAATGTCCACCAGTCTCCGTAGAGTTTTGCTCGTTTCTCTGCCTCTGGCAAACTCTCCAACCGTTTGACGTATTGAGGATCTGCTTTGAGTAGATACGGGTTATCCGTGGGCAAAGCAGGTATAAATATTCGAGAATTTCCATGTTGGTCTACGATTCTCTTATACCCTTCTCTAGCAGGCTCGACAAAGCGCGCTCGGACCCAACCATGTCCAATATTTCCGGGGTTAGTGGCTGATCTAACAAAAGCAGGAACAGACGGGTCAGATGTTCGGCATCGAGTAAAAGAAAGATATCTATATTGGAACTCGGTGAAGCTGGTGAGTTCATCGAATCCAATGTAGGAATACTCGGTAGTATCGTATTTTCGAACATCTTGCTCATGTTCCGCATACCCGAAATCGAGAATCGCGCCCCAGGGCCATGTCCATCTACGAAGCTGCTTATTATAAATTCCTCCGGTAGATGGATACACTTCTTGCGTTCGTAGAATCAAGCTTTTTTCTAGTTCAGGGAAAGTGCGCCTAAGTAGCAGACCTTTAAATCTACGCAACTGGAATAATCCAGTTACGATAGGAAGCATAATTAGAACTTCGGATTTACCTGGTCCTGCTGCTCCCCCGAACATTGCCTCAAAGATACTAGGAGGAATTGAGAGGAAATCTTCCTGCCTCTTATGTGGCCTCCATTCAAGTGTCTCTGTCTCCATTAAAAAGTCTTCATGAATGGATTAATTCCAGCTCCAAAGAACCTAGGATCAAACTGATTCGGAGGCATCTGACCAGCAGTATTCATCTGTCCCGGCTGACTCATCATTGGCTGCTGAAATGGCTGGAATCCAGGCTGAGAAGGATTCATTCCAGGCGGAGGAGTCAATCCCATTCCCTGCAACTGGGAGAATCTAGCCTGAAGTTCACCCATAGTGGACGGCATAGGAGTCTGCCCAGGAATAGCAGGATTGAATCCACCAGAAATCTGCCCACCAGGAATAGCAGGATTAGCACCAGGATTAAATGGACTAGCAATAGGCTTCGGAGCAAAAGGCAACTGATTCATCACAGGATTAAAACCAGTTTCCCCTCTACTCATAAAATCCTGAGGACGACCAAATGGCTGCTGACCAATCCTCATTCCGGGCTGGTCAAGCTTCTGTCCACCAATCTCACGCATATTGTTCAGACCACCCATTCCGGCAGCAACCTGACCAAGTTTCTGTGGATTAGCAGCAGGAACATTTGCTCCACTCATTGCTGTCTTAACTCCACCCAGAGCGCGACTCTTTGCATTAAGAGGCTTCGGCTTCTTAACCTTCTGCTTCTGAACAGGAGATGTTCCAGCAGCGGTCCTGAGAGTATCAAGTTTTCCAGCAGTATTCTGAAGCATGGCTACCCCTTTATCTCAACGGTTTCATAATGCTCCTCTTTGTGGAATCGAGGAGCGTAAAAGATGATTTTAGGTTTCTTATCCTCGTCCGAGACAACGGGGCGCGCTTTATCCGCGATAGTAGCCATATCCTTAGCTACTCCGGAGAGTTCGCGCGCTTTGCTATTGTGTAGCTTTTCTTCAGAAATGAGACCGAGCGCCATTACTAACTTCTCAACCGCGGTATCAGCAACTCCAGCGAGCTTTTTGTTGATAGCGTTGAGTAGATCTTTATTCTGTTCGTTGTCATCCCCGTAACCTGAAGGGCGCGCGTTTGCTAAACAGTCAACATTCGGCTTAGATACGCCGAACATATCGGCCACCGCCTGATGAG